TAGAAATTGAAGGCGAAGAATATGTTCTCGCCTCGGAAACAGAAATTTTAGGATTTATAAATTAATAAAACATGAGTAAAACTATTAAATTTGGAGAAGACGGAAGAGGTAAACTTCAAAACGGAGTTAACCAGCTTGCAGATGCAGTCGCAAGTACTCTCGGACCTTATGGACGTAACGTAATTCTTGGAAACGCAATGGGCACCCCCCATTCTACAAAAGATGGTGTCTCTGTAGCTAAAGAAGTTGACCTTGAAGATGCTATTGAAAACACGGGGGCACAAATTGTAAGACAAGCTGCAGTAAAAACAGGTGAGCAAGCGGGTGATGGTACTACTACTGCTACTGTGCTTGCTAGAGAAATTTATAACCAGGCACTTGATGCTGTAAGTAATCGTTCTAATAATGCTATTGATATTAAAAGAGGTATTGATAAAGCAGTAAAGGATATTGTTGAAGTATTAAAAAATAAAACCCAAGATATCTCAAATGAAGAACAATTAAAACAAGTAGCAACCATTTCTGCTAATAATGATGAAGAGATTGGCACGTTAATTGCTACTGCTTTTGATAAAGCGGGTCGTGAAGGAGTAATTACTGTTGAAGAAAGTAAAACCCATGAAACCACTTTAGAAGTAGTAGAGGGCATGCAGTTTGATAGAGGATATAAGTCACCTTATTTTGTTACAGACAATGGCTCTATGTCTTGCCAATTAGACGAACCATATATTTTAATGTATGATGGTAAAATTAGCGCTGTAAAAGAATTACTTCCACTGTTAGAGGGTGTTAGTCAACAAAATAAATCTCTTTTAATTGTAGCCGAAGATGTAGATGGTGAAGCGCTTGCTGCTATGATTGTAAATAAAATGAGAGGTATTCTTAAGTGTGCCGCTGTTAAAGCTCCTGATTTTGGAGAGCGCCGTACTATGATTTTAGAAGATATGGCTGCCCTTACAGGTGGTATGGTAGTATCAAAACAAAAGGGTATGAAACTTGATAAAGTTACTTTTGACATGTTAGGTAATGCTCGCGGAGTTACGATCACTAAAGAAGAAACTACTATTGTAGATGGTGCTGGTGGTGAAGAAGCTATTGAAGCTCGCCTTAATGAAATTAAGACCCAAATTGATAAAGCAGAAAGTAATTATGCACGTGAACAACTTCAACAACGTCTTGGTAAATTAGCAGGCGGAGTTGCTGTTATTAATGTGGGTGGCCATACAGAAACTGAAATGAAGGAGCGCAAAGATAGGGTGGATGATGCTGTACATGCTGTTCAAGCTGCTATAGAAGAAGGAATCTTACCTGGTGGTGGTCATGCTTTACTCTGTGCATCATACCAAATAGAACATGATTCTTTAAATGATGGTCAATTAATAGGATATGAAATAGTTCGTAAAGCTGTTAGAAAACCTTTCACCCAAATTTTAAGTAATGCTGGTTACAATGAAGAAGATTGTGTTTACTTAACTTTAGATCTTAAAGATAATTTTGAGCTAGGGTGGAATTTAGCTACTGAAAATAAAGTTAACATGTTATCTGAGGGTATTATTGATCCTACTAAGGTTACACGTTGTGCTTTAGAAAATGCAGCATCAGCAGCAGGAACACTACTTACTACTGAATGTGTAATTGTTGATAAGCCTGAAGAAAAAGCTAATAACCCTGAACCAGCTATGTTCTAATGGATTTATTTGTAGAAAAATATAGACCAAGATATTTAGATGATTTTGTTGGAGATAACACAGTTAGAACCAAAATACAAGAATATTTAGATACGGGTAAACTACAAAATTTACTATTGTTTGGTCCAGCGGGGACAGGAAAAACCTCGCTGGCCAAACTAATAGTAAACCAATTAGGTGCAGACTATCTTTATATTAATGCTTCTGATGAAAGGGGTATTGATACAATTAGAGATAAAATTATCCCCTTTGCTTCTAGTATAGGATTTAATGGGTTAAAAATAGTAATATTAGATGAATCAGATTACCTTACTGCGCAAGCTCAAGCTACACTTAGAAATGTTATGGAGTCGTTTTCGAACTCGTGTCGTTTTATCCTTACCTGTAACTATCTTGATCGTATTATTAGTCCCTTACAATCTCGTTGTATGGCTTTTGGGATTACTCCTCCTTCTAAAAAAGAAGTTGGTCAACACCTCCTTAATATCTGTGATAAAGAAAATATCACATACACCAAAGAAGATCTTGGGCAAGTAATTATTACCCATTATCCTGATATTAGAAAAATCCTCAATACATTACAGGGTAGTTTAAAAGATAATAAATTAGTATTAGATACTAAATCCCTTAAAAATACTGATTTTGAAAATAAAGTTATTCAAGGGTTAAAAAATAAAATCCCTCTTAAAGATATAAGGCAAATTATAGCAGATAGTGGTGCCACACAATTTGAATCACTGTTTAGATGTCTTTACGATAATGTAGAGGAATATACTACAAATGTAGGCGATGCAATAATTGTAATAGCTCAATATCAATATGAGTATGGGTTTGTAGTAGATAAAGAAATATGCATTGCCGCAATGTTAAATAAATTATTAAAGTTATGAGTGTAAATTCACAGCAACAAAATTATAATCAATTTCAAGAATGGTATAAATGGTTTAATAAAAAATATAATCGTTACCACAAACTAAGATTTAAAAAACCAGTTAAAAAATATCAATAATGCAACAACAACAATTTAATATAGACTTTAGTCAAACAACCCCGGTAGTTTGTGAAAAATGTGGACACGAACATTTTACCCAAGTAAGCATGATGCGTAAATTATCTCCTATGTTATCACCTACAGGTCAACCAGCACTAATACCTATCCCTGTTTATGCTTGTACTAAATGTAATCATGTAAATGAAGAATTCCTCCCAAAAGATGACACCCTTTGATTTTTTAAGATTAGTACATGATAAAAAAATTAAGTGGGAAGATCTAAATGAAGACGAACAAAAAACCTACAATAAATTTATTATTAATAGAGCATTAGGATTTAATAATAATATGTTAGATATAGTAAATCGTTTACAAGGATACGATGTTACCCCTAAAGAATCTTTCAAATACTATCAATCTATGACTGGTAATAAATTTAAGTTTAATAAATGGATTAAAGGAAGTAAAAATAAATCCTTCAGCCCTGAATTATTACTTAAAATTGCTGGTTATTTAGAATGTTCTAAAAAGCAGGCTAGTGAATATTTAGATATTTTATCTAAAAAAGAAACTAAAAATTTACTTAAACATATAGGATTACAAGATTCTGAAATAAAAAAATTAATGAAAAAATGAATATAGGAATTATAGGGCAGGGTTTTGTAGGCAATGCTGTATATCAAAAGTTTAAAAATTATTATGATATATTCACTTATGATTTACAAACTAAACTATCTAATAGTACTTTAGATGAACTTATAGAGAAATGTAATGTTATATTTGTTTGTTTGCCTACACCTATGGATAAAAAGGGTAGTTGTTATACTAATATAGTAGAAAATACACTTAAAGACATATCTTTAATCAGTAACCTGGAAAAAATTATTATAGTAAAATCAACGATTCCCCCTGATACTACTAAACAATGGAATGAACAATTTGAAAATTTAAATATAGTATTCAACCCAGAATTTTTAACGGAAGCAAACGCAGTCCAAGATTATGAAAATCAAAATAGAATTATCTTAGGGGGACCTAGACCTGCTACTACTAAATTAAAACCCATATTTGCTAAAGTATTTCCAAAAGCCAAGATAATTAAGACTAATTCATCATATGCAGAAATGGTTAAATATGTAACTAATAGTTTTTTAGCAACTAAAGTGTCATTTGCGAATGAAATGTATCAAATATGTAAAAAGCTAGAAATTGACTATGATAAAGTCATTGAGTATGCTAAATATGATGAAAGATTAGGATACTCCCATTGGGATGTTCCGGGTCCTGATGGAGATTTCGGTTATGGTGGCCATTGTTTTCCCAAAGATGTGAAAGCACTAATACAGGTAGCATTAGAATTAGAAATACAACCTGAAATATTAAAGGCAATTGATAAAAAAAATAATCGGATTAGAACTAATAGAGATTGGGAACAACAAAAAGGAAGAGCAATAATATGATGAATTTTACTCCAGAAGATGATGCCGCAGTAAAGTGGTGTGAAGAAAAATACCCTGAATTAACTCAGGAGTATAAAAAAATTATGATGGAACAATATGTTTTATTTTGTAAAAAACATAGAAATTATGGTCCATCAAATATTAATGTAGGTACTAACTTAGAAACCGAAGCAGATATTAAATTAGCACTTACAGGTTTATGGTTTAGAATAAACGATAAAATACAACGATTAAAAAACTTGGTTGTGCAAGGAGAACCAGATACAGTAGGAGAGTCTATAGAAGACACACTTAAAGACCTTAGTGTGTACGGAATTATAGGCCAAATAGTGCAACAAGGAAAATTTAAATGATTTTAGAAAACGTACAGAATACAGTTGTCCCAGAAATGGACTGGGACAAATATAAGATGGTTTCATATACCCAGTTCTCAGCTTGGAGTGAATGCCCACATAAATGGAAGTTGATGTATATTGATAAAATGCGTCAACCACCTAATATCCACTTAGCATTTGGGTCTGCTATGCATGAAACTCTTCAAGAGTATCTTGATTTAATGTATAATAAGTCAATTAAGGCTGCTGATGAATTCCCAATTTATGAGGATTTTCAGGAGCGTTTTATGAAAATGTATGGTGATTATAAAGAACAGATTGGTGATAATTTTGCTACTAAAAAAGATTTAACTGAATTTGTAAATGATGGCCTTAATATTATTGAGTTTTTCTTACAACGCCGCCAAATGCACTTTTCAAAACGTGGTACTAGGTTACTAGGAGTAGAAATGCCTATACTAACCCCACCACATGAAAAACACCCTAATATTATGCTTTATGGTAAGCTTGATTTAGTATTCTATGATGAAGATTTACAAAAAGTAAGTATTTGGGATATTAAAACATCAACTAAAGGGTGGACTAAATGGGATAAAGAAAATAAAATTAAGACTGCACAAATGGTGTTATATAAGCGTTATTTCGCAGAACAATATAATGTCCCGGTTGAATCTATTGATTGCAAATACTTTATTGTAAAACGTAAAATACCGAAAAACCCTAAATATCCAGCGATGGCTTCGCGAATTCAAACGTTTGAGCCATCATCAGGTAAGACAACAATGAACCGTGTAACCCGCCAACTACATGAATTTATCGATGATTGTTTCGAGAATGATATGTATAAACAAAAAGAGTACACAAAACTACCGTCAGATAAGAACTGTAGATGGTGTCCATTTAACGATAAACCTGAATTCTGTGATAAAAACCATTCAAGCTAGGATATTTCCTTTCATAATCGCTTTATCAGCACTTACTGTTTCTGCATCAGCTGCTTTTTATTCCGTTAGTGGATTAAGTAAGCTTTTTGCGGGAGCAGCTTTTGCTGTTATTATTATGGCTGCTTCTCTTGAAGTAGCTAAATTAGTAATTGCTTCTTTACTTTATCAGTATAGAGAAAACTTGCCTAAATTACTTAAATACTATCTTTCGGTAGCCTGTCTTATATTAATATTAATTACAAGTATGGGTATTTATGGTTTCTTATCAGCTGCCTACCAAGAAACCGCAGCTAAAGCGGGTAATATAGATTCTCAAATAGCACTTATTGAGACTAAACGAGACAATATAAAAGAACAACTTGCGATATATAACGCAGAAAAAGAAACCATTAACGAGGCGGTGAGTAGTCTAAGGTCTGGTTTATCTAACAATGTAATACAGTATACTGACACGTTAGGCAATATTATTACTACAACCTCTTCATCTACAAGACGTGCTTTAGAAAAACAACTTGACCAAGCAATAGGCAGACAAACTGAAATTAATACTAGAGTAGACGGCCTAAATCAACAATTATTTGAATATGAAACAGAAATAGTTGAGGTTACTAGTAATGCTAATATAGCAGGTGAATTAGGTCCCCTTAAATATTTATCTGGCTTAACAGGCGAACCTATGGACCAGATTATAAATTGGTTATTATTAACTATTATATTCGTATTTGATCCTCTTGCTATTGCTCTTGTAGTTGCTGCGAACTTTGCTTTTGCACAGTTAAAAACTAAAGATGATAAAGAATCTAAAGTTAAAATAGTAGAAAAGGTAGTAGAAGTGCCTGTAGAAGTGGAAAAAATAGTAGAAGTACCTATAGAAATAGAAAAAATAGTTGAAAAAAATATTTATGGGGAAGAAATAGAAAAAAAATTAAAATTACTTGAACACCCCCGTATGAAAGAAGCACTAAAACATGCTAGAAGAGCAGGGGAGTTATAATTTACGTATATGTATACATAAACATATACAACATGGCTTTAAAATTAACATCTGTAAAACTAGAAGAAAAGCTTTTTGAAGACTTTAAGGTAGCTTCAATTAGACAAAAATTTAATCTTCAAAAATTAGTTAATAGAAGTATACATCTCTATTTAACAGATGAGGAGTTTGCAAAATCTCTTCATACACATACTGATCTGACCATTAGTGGTAGTGGTCTTTAATTTTTAATTTATTTTTAATGAAAAAAGGTTATATTCCCCAAGCGGAAAGAAAAAAAATATTATTTCTCTGCGATGATATTAGATTACATAGTGGTATAGGCACTATGGCTCGAGAAATAGTTATGAATACTGCCCATCACTTTAACTGGGTAAATTTAGGTGCTGCTGTTAAACACCCAGAACATGGAAAAGCATTTGACTTAAGTTCTGAAGTTAATGTAATAACAAATATATCTGATTCGAGTGTTAAGGTAATTCCATGGAACGGCTATGGGGATGATAAAATAATAAGACATCTATTAGAAGTAGAAAAACCAGACGCTATTCTTCATTTTACAGATCCTAGATACTGGACGTGGCTTTATAGAATGGAAAAGGAAATTAGAACTAAAATCCCCATGATTTTTTATACTATTTGGGATGATCTACCTTACCCAATGTATAATAGAGATTTTTATAGATCGGATGATTTACTTCTTTGCATTTCTAAACAAACAAAAAACCTAGTAGAAAATGTACTAAAAGATTATCCTAAAGAAGATTGGCAAATCCAATATGTGCCTCATGGTATAGCTC